CTAGCTTCTCTAGGTCCTCAGTCGACAAGGACAAATCTTCGATTTTGGTGGAACTTACGACACCCGGCATGTTTTCCCACTTCAGCTTGGTCAAGCTATTCTTGTATGCTCCGTAGGCTTGCTCATGGGAAATGTCAAACATGGTGATACATAGCTCTTTTAGGGCATCTGCAAAATTATACATCTTCACAAATGGCCAGATCATTTGGTCGGCATACTGTACGTACAGATCGTCCTTACGGGATAAATCAAGGACTCCCATATCCTCTTTTACTTCCCCATCCTTCATGTAATGAGTGTTGACCTTAAGCTCACCAGCCTTGGTCATCTCATATTCTCTGATGACCTCATTGAGCTTCAAGATGTGTCCATGGAGAAAATTGGCAGCAGTTGTCTTGCCACTCTCTTTGCTTCCGGCCAAACAAATAATTTGTGTCATAGTTTTAATCCTTGAACTTCTTCTACTGACATTTCCCCAACATCGTCGACAAGAGGCACAACGTGCCTCACATTAAACAGGCGACTTAGCCTATTACAATCTTTGCGACACTTGTCTCCAGCCTCATCTCGATCGAATACCGTAACCACATCCATCACTCCTGTCTTCTGGAGTAATAACTCTTGTGTATCAGACAACTTGCTGCCAAAGATTCCGACAACGTTTCTGATACCGGCCTGATGGAATCTGATCACGTCACCTTGGCCCTCTACTAGTATAAGCTTTCCGCTTTGACATATAGCCTGAAAAGCGAGCCAATATCCATATAGGTGCTCAGATTTCTTGAATCCCTTTTGATTCTTCCATTTGTGGGGGGCGTTGATAAGGGTCCTACCCACACACCCAACCAAAAATTTCCCATTTACATCATAAACAGGAAATACGACCCTCTCATACATTTCCTTTGATGGGTCATTACATACTCCTACGTCGAACTCGTCAAGGATTTGTTGAGAGAATCCTCTTTGTATATAAAAATCGGCAGGTCTAATAAGCTTCTGTCGTACCTCTTCTCTACTAGGTCCCATCTTCTTTACTGAGTCTCTCAACAGCAAATCATTGAAAGCATCAGAGATGTAGTCAATTCGCTCGATTCCGCAGAAAGTCGCAGCTAGATTGATCACTTCAGTAAAAGAAATGTCAGCCTTGGTAGAGGCCAAACCTCTCAATAACCCGAGGATATCTCCGCCAAATTGTTTGTGGCATCCGGCAGTATTACAGAACCACCTGCCACAATATTCAGAGGAAGTGTCATTGTTCACGTTGAAAGCTGTTGTGTTGTCCCCATTGTGGATGGGGCAATTACATACCAACAAATTGCCAGACCTATAAGGTTTGACCCCAAAGAAGTCGAGGATTTGGGGAATCTTAGCCTTCATCCCCGCTTTCAGGTTCTGGAGGTCTCTCTGGGAATTCTTTGCTTCTAGAAAGTCGTCTAACAGTGCCAATTTCTCTCATCCTTGCTAGTTCACCCTTCATTTCGAGACAGATATACCCATCGTCAGTCATTCCGGGGCCATGTCTTGAAAGTACTGGCACTAGTTTACGGTTGCCATTTCTGGGACCATCATCGGCAATTTCATCAATGGATTTTTCTTTTAGAATAGTAAACGATGTACACAACCAGCCAATTCTATCAGACTGTGAGATAACATCTGCCGACTCTTTTTCGATTCCATCCCTATTTAACTGAACAAACGACAAACACGGCACGTCATGCTCTACGCAGAAGTTGTGTAGCTTAGTTGCCTGAAAACCCATAGCTTGAAATTCTGCTACGTTCTGGGACAGGCCAGAAGAATCCATAAGCTTGAAATAGTCATAGATTATCAAGCAGTCTTTGGTTCTGCCAGTTGGCTCGAACCCCACTTCCTTGAGGACCCACCTGCGAGCAATTGAAAGGATTTCGTCAAACCCTTTGCCAGAGACATTGATATAGAAATATGGAATAGATGCCAATTTATCTCTTGCTTCAACTATTGCGGCCCTCTTCATGGGATCTTTTTTGAAGTCCCCAGTCTTGATCTCATTTATTGGAATACCACTAATGTTTGCCCATATTCTATTCCAATGGTCTTGCTCTGACATTTCAGTGTCTAGAACCAGTACAGGTAAGTTGAGCTTCCCGGAGACGTGTAATGCTACGTTGTCACAGAAGACCGATTTTCCACAATTATGAGTAACTATGTGATGATCCGTTAGGAACAAACCATCATCATTTGAAACCCTAATACATCTAGCATTATCTACAGCTACCTTCTCCACCCTTACAATTGATCTTTTTAGGTCTCCAATCTTCCTATTATTCGACAGATTGGCTTTTCTGCTAAGCTTAAACGGAACAATGTTATTAGGTAGTCGAACCTCACATCTAAAAGAGTCAAAAGATCTGCCAAGACAAGTAGTAACCTGAGCTTTGGGGGTCGCTATTCCTCCAAGTGATGTAACAATTTCACAGAGATCTTCAATCAATTGCTTAGAAGCAGAAGTAAAAGTATTTCTTGAGGTCTTTGACCTAGGATCTACAGTACAAGATCCATCAGTATCTAAGAGACCTCTTAGGATTTCTAGTCTAACTTCTTCTGAGTTGTACTTGTAGATGTCAGGAATGAATTTCGTGTAACAATTATGCTTGAAAATTCCTATCTCTCGAAGTTTATCCTGAAAACCATTAATTCTATAAGATACACATTTCTTGCTAGGATCATTCTGATCTATCTTTACTTCGTAACCAAGATCACTAAAGTAACCATTTACATAATCAATAATCTCCTGATCCATGCTGGTGTATGTGCATGTCTTTATCAATGATCCGTCGCCCAATAGTACTCCAACGACATATGGATCTACTGGAACGCTTTGATGAGCGTATTTAATCGGGCTTGGTAGTCTCACATCCCACTTGTACTCTATCCCCTTGCTTGGGTCTCCAATGTAAAGATTTGCTGCTATATCCTTTGTGGATAATACACTACCACTTTTCTCGCTTATGCTTGTATACGGATATCTCTTGTAGACTTCCCATAGATGATCTTCGCAGCAGTCTACAAAGCTTCCATCCCGAAAATGAACTCGGTAGATATCCTTGTCTTTAAAGTCGAAGACCTCTTCAACGATAGAATCTTCCATAAATGGGTGCGAGATCTTATCTCCAACCGACAGATTCTCTATCTTAACTGGCCCATTCTTTGTATAGACGAAAGACCCATATCGAAGGCTCTTAGTTCTAGCCCCGACCAAGTCAACGCACTTCCTTAGGAACCCGCCACCTATAGCCACATCATAGGATGGAAAACCGCTTGGTACTCCAACCTGTTTTGGCTCGTCTGACACCAGATACTCGAAGTAGTCCATACCTCCTTCACCGAGAAGTTTCGGCTTATTATCATCCTTCTTCATGTAGGAGATGGAGGCGTTCTGAATTGGGGCCTCAGCCATGGCAACGATATCAGATAGAGACTCTTCTCCAGATACCTCATTGAGGCCCTTATAGGCCTCCTTTATGGTATCCTGAAGATGCCGGGCAAACTGTAGTCTGCGAATCTTCTTAGCATGTCCGGAAATTCCGGACAACTGGATAGGGGTAGACAGAACCCCATGGAAATGCTTCAGTACATCAGGCTTGTTGACATAGTCCCCAAGTGATAGATCTGTCGCCGCCGAAAGTAGCGATACAAAGTCTATTTTGTCAACTTTATTGATGGTGTGTTTTATACATTTGTACATCACCTTATTAAAGTCTACAGTGAAAGTCCCATCTTCTAGGAAAGCCTCAACATCTAGATAGCAATCAATCCCATATGAGCAAATACCAGCAAGAACAGCTCGTTCACTAGCGACATTACTCAACTCCATCTTTTTTGCCCTTAATCAAACATCTGTCACACTTGTAAACTTCTGCGTCTCTTTTGAAGAGAGGATGCATATCTTCCGTCTTTTTGCAGACAATACAGGCCATGCTGACGGTCTGGAACGGCTTTCGCGTTCTCGGCGAGGGGGTCACATTATCATTGATCAGATCGGCCCCAGCTTCCTCTACTCTTTCCCCAGTGTCAACAAACTCGATCTTGGTATTTGCCGCCTTTTTCTTTTTACTGGCTCGCTTCGTTTTTGGCGGCTCTGGAGCCTTCTGAGCCTTGGTCGGAGTTTGCGATGCCACAGTCCGCCTCATAGAGAAGTCTGACTCAGCGAGTCTCCCAGAGGCCTTGACGGGCATAGTCCCCTCAACCACTGGGGACTCAAAAGTCCCTGCCAACATTCGGTAGAATTCTACCACCTTCGACCAGTCCTTTTCATCTATAGCTGTCTTTAGATTATTTATCATACGATTTCTTTTTCCCAAAATCTTGAAGGATATCTGCCATCTTTTTTACTGATTCGAGCTTGTTGTCTGATTGAGCAATCGCCCCAGACAAATATATTCGCATTTTCTCGACTTTTACTGCAAATGTATCTTCCTGAATGATCGCATGTCTCTTTACTTCATACTTCATGTATTCAGAGTGAGCATTCCAGTGTCTGGCCACAATATTATGGAGTATCTCTTCACACCATAGCTTTTTAGCTATACACTTATCTAGCTCTTTCCTGAGGAAGATACAATAGGAGTGAAGCTTGAATGAGTATGAGTAGGCATCATCGGAGCTAATAGTGGCCAGATCCTCATATGGCATATCTATGATTATCTGAACGACAGGGTCAAATTTACAATCCGGAGTCATAAACTCTAGACAGTATCTATCCACAAATGATGTTAGTTCTTTTAATCCTGTGATATCGCTGAAGCGATCAAGCTCTTCCATTTTTCCTCCTCGTCGTATGGCAGTTCAACAAGAGTAATCTCATTAAGTTCACACCATTCCCTTTTGTCTTTATCTCTTTTGCGGGACATCAGGAAGTCGCCCTTTGTCTTGTGAAAGAATGGGACGAATTCATAGTGCTGCCGACCATGTACTTCTATGGCTATCGAGATAGATGGAAGGAATATGTCTAGGTAGAGCCCACAACCCGGCAGTGTGACTTCTTCGAAGACAACAACTCCGGGAAGAATCTCCAGTAAAAGAGAAAGGGCTTTTTGGTGAGGGGCTGACTTGGCCCTAGTCTTCCGTTTGGTGGATTGCAGGATGAGCTTATGCTGCCTCCCATCCAACCCTATCACGATGCGAGCAATGATGCAAGCTCCTTCTTTAGGAACTCACTAGCCAAGGGGGTAGAAGAGATGAAGTCATAGACCTTCTGCTGCCCTTGGAACTTCTGCTCAGCTACTGAAGCCAAGTCTGAATGCTCGGCTAGGTATGGAAGGGTGAACCAAGCTCCCGCCTTTTCAATAAGGCCAAATGATTCGCCCAACTCAATGAACTCTTTAGTACAGTCAATTCCGTGGCCAAATCTTAGGTATGAAGTCACAGTATTTCCACTGGCACCCATTGCCGAACAACTAATATCACAAGTAGTCTTTTGGCCTATCTTTTTACCGTTTTCTTCCCATGGCTCTACATGAGTAAAATCAAGTCTATTGTCGGCCTGATATTGGACCATAACTCCACAGTCGGCCACTTTATGCTTACCATAACCACTCGTATTGGTGATATAGTGAGTGATAAGGACCATCAGAATGTCATTCCTGACGACAACTTGGGCATTCTGCTTGACCCAATGAGATAGCATCTTAGGTAACTGTGCTCTTAGTTTTGAAGACACTTCTGCGTCCATCTCATCTCTTGGGAGTAGAGATGAAGTAGAATCAATTACACATACTGACCCCCTATTTTTAGGAAGGCGAATCATAGCATTAACCGTATTGAGCATGTCTTCGGCAGAAAGATCTTCTTCTTTACCGCTAATAACCTCAATTTCTTTCTTGTCTAGATTGTGAATCCCGGCTAAGTTATACTGCTTGATACGACTTTCTGCGTCTGCATAAATTCCTCTACGGCCCTGTGCTTGAGCATTCGCGATAAGCTGGAGACATAGGCTGGACTTGCCGCATTTTGGGACACCAGAGATTACTGTCCAACTTCCTTCAAGAATGCCCCCATTAAGACCTAGGTCATATGCTGGGCTGATGCTAACACATCTCTTATTAGATTTTTCATCAAAGATGTCAGTACCACTACGGATAATATCTCCATATTTCTTCTTGATAGCAGCCATACCAACATCGCCAGAATCGACTTCTTCACTCTTTGCTTTTTTCGCCATTATAATTCACTCAACCTATTTACTTTGCCAAACGGTTTCTGAGGAGCTTGTACTGCTTTTTCCTCAGTTTTTGTCACTATCTTATTGATATCCCCCATCTCTTTCTGATACTGCTCAGCGAGAGAGACCAAGGCTGGATTAGTGATTGAACAAGCCTTGGTCTTATTGAAGGCCTTTATAATACAAGAAGAGCACATTCGCTCCAATAGCCTATTTATTCCAATGATCTCCTTAAGGTAGGTCCCTTTGTATTTAGGGTTATTCCAGAAAGATTGGGGCAGAGCCTCTTTATTGAACTCTGCCCGTCTCTTGAAGATCATCTCAGCTATGAAGTTATCGACTGTGACACACCCCTCTTTGTACATCGACTGAAAGGGCCTAAGATCACTCTGGTCGTATCTTTTGGACATGTTGTGCCAATCTAGGAGACATTCTGTTGCGGGTAGCGTCAGACTGCTCAGAAGCGGCCTGCGTCATCACGACCACACCCTTTTTCTTGTTCTTCATCATCAGGTCATCAACTTTGATCTGTTGAATGCCTCGATCTGGCGGCTTGTTGGCTTCAGCTTCTTTTGCTGCGGCTTCTTTCTTAGCATCTCTCTTGTCCAGAGACAGAAGAAATGCCCTAACCAGCTTGATTGTACATCCTACATCTATTGAGAGAGCCTTAGGGTCTCTAGACCTATGATGGGCAATATAGAACTTTTGAATCTTATTCAGCCCTTCGGTACTCGCGTGCTGCTTTTTCATAATCGCCATAATCTCCAGATTTCAATGCTAGTAGAAACTTGTCAAAACATGCCTTGGTGATTTTTCTGTATTGCCCATCTTTTGGGAACTTTATAGAAGTTGGGTCGTAGATACTACCAAGATGCATGAGTGCATGATAGATGGCCTTGTCTCCACGGGTAGTCATCGTGATGATAGCCTTGCCGGGGTCACACTCTTTTCCTGCCTGACCATAAAAGGTGACGCGGACTTCCTCCTTGGTGATATCCGACATATCATTTACAAACGCTACTTCTCTTTTGTCTTCTGACATTACTTTCCCTCAATAAATTTTTTCTTTTGTTTATCGGACATTCTGTTGATCTCGTTGATTTCTCTGGCTTTCGCCTTGCGGCGAAGCACCTTGTCTGATTCCTCTGTCTGCATCTTAGATCCAGCCATCTTGGTGTTCTTCTCGGCCAACTGACCAAGTGTTCTGACCTCTTTCATCTGCCCCATAACCGGAAAGATCAACCTCTCCAAAGATGGTTTCTTGCAGGCTGGACACTTCTTTTTTACTGGGTCTTTG